ATGAAAGGCTTGGTATCCCTGGCTTCGGAAAGGTTCAGAACTTCTTTCTTGGTGGTCTACGTCCTAAGCTCCCTCCTGCCCACCCTTATCCTAATCCTCATCGTCAACCAATACGTCCAGCCATATTTGACGGCGGACCAAGCCGAGTTGTTCCGCGATCCGGCCACTTATGGCCTGGCGGCCATGTTGGCCGTACCTTTTCTGGGGTACCTATTGATGTCCTGGTGGATCAATTCCCTGGAAAAACTCACTGAAGAGATAAAAGCCAAAACCGCGGACGTTCTCCAGGAACGAATTATCATCACCGAAAAGAATGAGCTCATCACCCTTCACCGGCACCTCGATGGTTTGTATGGTGAATTACAAGGTAAAATCAAGCAGCTCAACGAATATTCCGAAAAACTGGTGGAATCCAAGAAAAAACTGACCAAAATATCCATTACTGACGAATTGACCACCCTGTTCAACCGGCGCTATTTTGACCGCAGGCTGCTGGATGAGATAAAAAAGGCCGAAAAACGCAAAAACCCCCTGGCCTTGATCATGGTGGATATCGACGGCTTCAAGCAATATAACGAACAATACGGCCATCCGGCTGGAGACAAACTGCTGCGCGCCGTGGGTCTGCTTATCCGGGACTATGTCCGTAAGCCCAACCTGCCCTTCCGTTACGGCGGTGACGAATTCGCCATAATCCTGCCCGAAGCCGGTATCGAAGAAGCCGCGGCCAAAGCTCATCAACTCACCGAAGCCGCTTCACGCCTGGCCATCCAGGGTGTGACCAAGGGCCAGCCCCTGACAGCCTCCGTCAGTTGCGGAGTTATTTCCTATGACCGGGCCTATATGGGACTTTTCGTGGAAGCTGACAGGTGTATTGAACAGGCCATTTCTTCCAAAAAAGGGAGCGTGATCCTGCTGACCCCCAGAGGCCGTCAGGCCTAGAACCCTCCCGATCAAACCACCCCGGGGCCAAGCCCTGGCCCCGATTCACGGTCGGACTCAGGCACCAGCCTGCCGGACAGCCCGGACCAGTTACCGGCTGTTGCCTACCCCCTGGCGACTCGACCACAACGGCTATCGGACTTGGCCTCCCCCGGAACCAAATGAAGATCGATTGATTCCTTCATCGTCGAGCATTCCGGGCGCTCGGCCGCACTCCGTTCACCCAGCACCGCCTCGATCAGCGGCCGGTAATACACGTTATACACAGCATCCCAGTTGTATTTCTGCCGGCAGATGGTCTGGCTCATCAGTGATGGGTTCCTGGCCATCTCGTTGGCCAACCGTTGAGCCAGCGCCGCCTCGTTTTCCACGCCATACGGAGGTTTATGACACCAGGATCCCGCCAGGTGGAAACAGGCCCGGCTGTCCACCAGGTCTGCCTGTTGCGGCAGCGACCCGTTGAGCACCGGGAACACTCCGGACAGGCAGGCTTCCGGCACCACCAGGCCGAAACTCTCATGATCCGTGAGGAAGACGAACAGGTTCGAGCACAAAAACAGCTCCCGGACCATTCGTTTGGATATGCCCGCCTCATACTCCGGCCCAAACTCCGAGGTGAAAACCACCTCCGCTCCCCACTCCAAACCTTCATCCCGAGCCAGGTTACGATAACTCTTCAGACTGTCCTTGACCCCGCGGCCCGTGGCCCACTGATTGGCCACCACCAGGCAGACTGTTTTGCCCAGCCGTTTCAAGGCCGCCATGACGCTGATGACCACGTCCACCCGTTTGGACCACAACCGGTCCGTCGACGCCGGCAGCAACTGGACGATGTCCGCTTGCAAAAACTCCGGATGTTCATCGATGAACCGGCAAGTCTCGGCGTCAAACTCCCAAAAGCTCCGCAAATCCTTGATATGTGGAATCACCACCACATCATCCAGGCTGCCCCGGAACTGACTGGCCACGCACCCGGCATCGATGCTGTTGGGATACACCACCTTGTGGCTCGGCCCCCAGTCTTGCACCCGCCACCAATCCCGGCCCTCGGGCCTCATGGCCGGAATGCTGTGCACCCAGTGGTAAAACCTGGTCCCGGCCAGCCCCTGGCCGGCGCCCAGGAGTCCCAAAAAGTGAGGCAGATTCCATCCGGTGAAGCACCAATCGTGAGTAAACACCAGGTCCATGCCCACCAACTCCCGGCCCAATACTTCGGCCGTTCGGTCAGCCAAGTCCCAATGATCTTGGCTCAAATGCCCCATACTTCGATAATCGACCAACTTGCCGGCAGGCACCACGGCATGGAGTTCGGCGGCTTGCAGGCGTTTCCCGGCTGATTCCCGGTCAAAGCCTTCCAGGGCATAGAAGTGGACCTGGTGGCCATACTCGGTCAGCATGGTCACCTGGTCCTCGACAATGCCGGTCAGGGAATACCCGTGGTTAATCTCATGGAAATTGGTTAGGATAGCGATTTTCATGATTGCCTCTTATTCCTGGGGGCCGAAAGGCCCCCAGACCCCCATTACGCTTGCCGGGCTGCGCCCGCCAAGCTGATGGCCCAACGAAGACCGGCCCTCTTTACGGCCCTCCAACCTGGCGCGCTTGCGCGGCAGGTTGTTAAGGGGTCCAGGGGCCATTCGGCCCCTGGCGGGGTTCGGGGCAGAGCCCCGCTTCATCCCGTCCTTAAACCGTCACCGGCCGCTCTCTCTCAATGACCAGACAGGTAGCTGTCAGGGCATATCCGATGATTTGCCGATTCGGGCTGGTCGGAGTCTGGGTCAGGCCGCCCGGGGTCGAGCTGCTCAGGTACACCACTCCGCCAACGGTCCAGGACCACCCGGCGTTGGTCACGGCCCCTTCTCGCTGGATCCTGATTTCCTCATCCGTGTCCGCCGCCTCCACAGCCAGGCCGATGCAGGGCTGCTGACTGCCGTCCGCCTGGGCCAGCTCCACCTTGCCTGTGGACGGGTTCAGATATACGGCCTCATGTTGGTCAACGGCCTCGCCGGCCACCAGCACCGGCAGCCGCGAATCCAGGCCCGCGTCCACCTTCTGGAAATTGGCCCAGACCACGGCGTTCCAGCCGGATTGGCTGTAACTGGTTTCTTCCAGGTCGAATTTGTCGGTAAAGGTCATGATCGATCTCCGTTTTGGTCTGTCATTCCAGGCTTGACCCGAAATCCATCTTATCTTGCCTGCGAAATACTGGATGCCAGATCAAGTCCAGCATGACATGTACGTTGCTCCTGATGCCCCTCAACCTGGCGCGCCTTGCGCGGCAGGTTGTTAAGGGGGGTGTGGGGGCCTTTCGGCCCCCGCATAATCTTCATCTTCCCCATCATTCCTTTTTCACCAAAATTTCTTTCCACTCGGAATGATGATTCACATCCAGATCCCCCCGCACCTGGAAGGTGATCTCACTGGCCAAGCTGCCGTTATCGGCCAGGTTCATGGCTTCGGTGTAGGTCCAGGAATCGTCATCGATGCCCGTCACCGTCCGCACCGTCACGGCGCCCACCACTACAGTCACAGTGAACGTCCCTTCCCAGGCCGGCTCGGTGTCCACCACATAATCCGGATCGCCAATGCCGCAGCCGGTCCCGCGGGTCCGCGTCCGCCACGATAGAGACACATCCGAGGCATATCTCGCGTTCTTGGCCATGCCGTTGGCGACCAGGTTGGCGGGTGGGTAAGGGCAGAGGCTGCGTTCGTAAAGGCCGCCGGTCACGCTTTGCTCGATGGCCTCGGCCAGAGTCACGGTGCTCGTTCCGTCCGGACCAAAGGTCAGGACTTTCAGATACGGCTCTGCTCCCAGCACGGCCATTGAGTTCTCGACGAGGTGAATAAAGGGCGGGTCGTTCAGCCAGTAAAAGTCGTCACCCGCGGCGTGGCCTTTGGGCTCGGTATCGAACAGTGCCCGCACCACGCCCAGGGCCAGGTATTCGTTTTCGTTTTCGGTGGGAGTGAAGGTTTCGAACGACACCAGCTCCGTGCCGATCAGGGCCAGGTTCCCGCCGGCAATGGCCCGGCTCCGGGAAATGGTTTCGATACGATCCGCGTCCCAGGGAACTTCCAACAGCAGCCCCACGGTGTCGTCGATCTTCAAAGTGGCGGCCGGGTAGTCGGCCCTCAGCACTCCGTGCACGCAAAACTGGCGGCCGGTCCCGGCCCCGACGTAGGACGCGCCGTCCTCGCTGATACCCACGCTGTAAGCGTCCTCGGTGCCGGTCTCGCGGCCCACGGCCACGGCCAGGACATTGCGGCGGCCTTCGAGAAACCCCGGAATATAGGGCGGCTCCATGATCATCACCGCCGAACTCGGGGCCAAAACCTCCGGAGGAATTTCCTCGGGCGGGTCGGGAAATATACCGGATGAGACATGCAGGCCAAACGGCGTCAGTATCCGGCCCTGGTCATAGGCTATTTCGGACATGAGTTCGTCCGTGTCTTCGACGGCGTGAAGCGTTATGGCTTCCGAACTCAGGTCCGCCTCTTCCATGCCGGTCACCCGAAACCGCCGCCCGGCCAAACCGTAGGGCGTGTAGGTCAGGTCGAACAAATCCCCGGTCTCGTATTGCATCAACTCGCGGCGACCCTGGATGGTGACCTGGGCCGCTGGATAGATGGCGGCCCGCAACATGGTCTCTCCCAGCCAGACCGCGTCGGCAATGGAATTGAACATGCCGGCCTTGACCGTGGACTGGCAGACCTTGCCCAGGCCCCGCTGCCCGGCTTCGTCCCGCACTACGGCGATCTCTTCGTCAAAATCCGGAGCCAGGCTCCGGATCAGCACGTCGTCGATCATGAACGAACAGTTGGCGGGCAGGGCCGGCGGCACGCCGCTGGAATTGGACCAATGTATCCAGAACACCAGGTACCCGTTATTCAGAGTCGGAGATAGGGTCTGGACCGGATAGGGGATATCCGCTTCCACCAGGGTCTTGTCGAAATACAGGTCGCAGCGGCTCTGCACCGACCTGACCACCACCTTGACCTTGTGCCAGGCCGTGTCCTGGAGCCCGTCCCGGATCAAATAGTTGTTGATCGAAATTCCGGAAGGGCTGCCGGTCAGGAAGCAGATTTTATTCCCGGCGCCGGCCCCGATATTCCACCAGCCGCCCCAGCCGTTCACCGCCCGGACACGGAACTCGAAGGACCAATTGGAAGTCAGCCAGCCGTCCGTGACCTGGGTCAGATCGATGGATCCGGCCGCGGCCGAGCTGCGCGAAAAACTGAGTCGGTTGTCCGCAAAACTGAAACTGACGTCGGCCGCTCCGGACTGCTTGACCCAGGTGGTGTTTTTCGGGGCCTTGGTATAGTCAGACTTGTCCGGATAATAAACCACTTCGCCCGGTTCTCTGTAACCCCGAGACCACAGATCCATGCCTTTCTCGTAAACCAGCCTGGTGAACTGGACCTTGATCTCGTTCTTGACCTCGACCGCCGACGGCCTGGTCAACTTCAAGCCCGTGGCCAATTCATCGGCGTTGAGTTCGGAGACAGCGCCGGTCTCCCTCCGAATCAGCACCACGTGGAACAACCCGTCCGCGCCGTACCGCAAGAGGCCCCGCATGTGAGTCAAAATGGTATCGATATAAGACCCGGCGGAAGTCTGCCTATCGTAATAGCAGGACAACCCCCGGTGTTCAGCGGACAGGGTCGCGGCCGCGGCCGTGAAACTGTCTTCATTAATATAGGCCGGGTCCACCCCGGCCAGCTCGGTCAAAGTGTAATACAAGGCGTGGGCCGGATTGTAATTCTCATAGATCTCGCCCAGGGCCGACCAGGCATAAGTCGGACGCTTGTGGATCACGAACCAGAATTCGGGCAGCCGGTTGTAATTCCCCAAACAGCAGTCCACGAAAACCACATAGCACAGGCCCCGGTACGCCGGGTTATTGGCCGCTCCCACCATCTCGTTCAACCGGGTGTCCCGGGCCTGGTCATCGGTCCCGTAATAGAAATTGATGCGGCCGATGTCCTCGATGACCAGGGTCCGAAACCCACCACTAATCGGCCTGTCCAGACTCCCGTGCCAGACGCAAACCTCCTTGCGGTAAATAGCCAACAGATTGTCCACCGGCCCCAGGCACAAACCCATTGCCCAGGTCAGGTAATATTCATGGCCGGTGACCTGGGTCACCTTTTCGGAATCGCCGCCGCCCTTGCCGCCGCCGCCGTCATAGGTCTCGGTGGTCTCCACCGCCCGGTTGGCCCAATACCCCATCAGGTTTCCGCCGCATTTGGTGATGCCCACCAGGTCAGGCACCGGCAGCCCGTCTTGAGCCGTGGTGCCCATCAACTCCTGAGTCCTGGGCGCGCCCATCGCCTGGCTGTCCGGCGCCATTGCCGGAGGGTCGATCATGTAACCGGCCACCCCGCCGATGGCCGACCCGATGGCAAACCCGGCCGCATACCCGAAATAGGAACCGGTGCCATAGGTGAGAGCCCCCACGATGGCCCCCAAAATGCCACCAATGATGGTCCCCCACATCGACCCCTGACCGTTACCGCTGCTCATGCCATGCCCCCGGTGTCCCGCAAACAAGAGAAGATGGATTCCAGGTCAAGCCTGGAATGACAGCATCGAACCGTATATGTCATGCCAGACTTGATCTGGCATCCATCTTTGGTTTTATTCATGGCCCACTATCCTCAATATTTTTCTCACTCTCCTACGCCACTGCGCATCCCCCCACCCCAACCTCACCACCCCAGCCCCAAACACGGCCTGGTAAACCTCGCCCCCGAAATAAATCCCGCCATGACTCAACGCCCGGCCGAACTGATACAGCACGATATCCCCGTCCGCCACTTCCGCCGATGTCACCTCGACCGTGTCGAGCTGCGCCTCGATGCCATCGAGGAGCAACTGGTTGCCGCGATGCAAATGCCAGTCCTTGTCGTATTTCGGGATTCGGAGCGGACCGAACCCGAAATGCTCCAGGATCCTGACCACGAGATGGATGCAATCGCAGCCCCGGCCCTTGACCCCTGCCCAATGCCGAAACGGCGTGCCTTCCCAGGACAACAGCTCCCGGCCGAGTTCTGCTTGCCTGTCCGAATCGTCAAAGAAATATGCGATCGCTTTTTCGGTCATGCTTGTCTCCCCGGGGGCCGTCTGGCCCCCAGACCCCCGTTACGCTGCCTGCGCTTCGCGCCGCCAGCTATGGCTGACAACACTGTCATCGCCCCATTTCTGTCATTCCAGGCTTGACCTGGAATCCATCTTTTCTTGTCCGCGTAATCCTGGATGCTGGATCAAGTCCAGCATGACATAAACGTTTCGTTGTTGGCTCGCCTGCCACCCCACCCAGGCGATGGTCCGTAACCGCAGGCATACTCCCTGTATGTCGAGGATTGCGGATCGAGCCTGACAAAGAGATTCGGCCAAAGGCGACCATCGCCCTAATACCAAAGAGCCGGATTATCCAACGGAACATACGGATGCCCGCCAAACCGAATCAAATTGTTAAATTTCTCCCTACACGTCTCCATCCGCCCATCGCACCCCGGATAAAAATCCACGCTGGCCCCATCCACCAGGCCGCCAATGGCAAACCTGATAGTGGCCTCATCGCCGTCATGATTGGTAATCAACCTCTGGGCCGTGGCCGTCTCCGCCACCCCCAGCGTAAAATACCCGTCCTCGTGTCCGGACAAAGCCGCCGCCACCAGCACCAGGTCCCTGCTGCCGGGCTCGATAGTCACCGTCCCGGTCACCTTATAACTGGCCCTGTTCAACCCGCACCGGCCGTCAAATAGCGTCCAGTTGCACTGAGGCCCATACCGGAACCTGGGTATGGGCTCGTTGAACATCCGCTCGAACCCGACGCACTCGACCGAGGCCTCGGCCCCGTTCATGCTCACGCTCTTGATCTGGCCGATGAACAACACCAAGGCCGCGGGCGTGACCTGGTCCCGGAAAAACTTCCGCAGCTCGATCCAATACAGATCCACCGGGTTGCTGCTGATATAGGTGGCAATCGGCCCGGTCAGATCGCTGGCCGTCAGGCTCAGCGTCGAAACCTCATCCCCCTCGCGGAACTGAATGGTGTCCCGCTTGATAGGCGCCGGCTCGTAGGTATGGCCGCCATAGACCACGGCCACGTCCCCGGACGTGTAATACCAATGGCTGCCGGCGCCGCCCTCTTGCCAGATATGGTAGATTTCCACCGGCTGCCGAGTAGTGGCCCCATCCTTGGTGAAAAAATCGGCTGGTTCAGTTCTCATGCCGCGACCTCATGGAAGCCCTGGTTGGGATGATCGGCGTCGGCTATCAACGTGCCGAAAAAGTCGTGGGTCAATCCGGCAATTGGCGTTCCGGCGCCAATAACCGGACTCCCGGCAGATACTTGAAAATCAGTCGGCAAAGCAAAAGATCCGCCCGCATTAACAAAAGCCGGGTCGGCATGTTGACTGTTTGCCTCGCCACCAGCAGCCTGGACATAGGCCAGGTCACGGGCGGTGGCAGCAACAACGAAGTCAGTTAGATTGCTATAAAAACAATTGAAGGTGCTTGCCGGAAAACCGGCTGCGCCATTGGCAATACGCATGCCACCCGCAGTGTTTCCATAGAAAATATTATTCGTCAGAATCGGCTTGTTGGTAGTAGCGTTGTTTGTATAGTATCCATAATAATTACCATGAATAATACAGTTGAAAAACTTGTTCCCGGCCCCAGATGCGGCGTTTTGGTATATCGCCGCATAAGTAAACCCCTTGAAAACCGTGTATGAACAAATCATTCCGGTCAATGTCTCGAGCCGCATCCCGTAACAAGTCCCGGCGGTCGCATCCGACCCCGGGAAAAAGCTATTATGGAGTTCACAATTCACCGAAACATCGAAATCCAGGGCCGGTGAAAGCTGACAAGTCTGCGAAGCCACGTACCCGGTAATGACCACGTTTTCGGTTGGGTGGTTGAATCTGATGAAACGGCCCGGCTTCCCCGAAACCGCAAGACCGTTAACAGTGCAATTCTTGGTGGTCCCACTGTCGGCCGACCAGAGCGGCGCCTGACATGCCCCTGAGCAAGAGCAGTTAGTGACCGTGATGTCGTGGCCTTCGCTGTGAAAATGAATAAATCCATTAGCAAACTGGTTTGGAGCAACGTGGCCGTTGGTATCGACATAATGGCAGTCCGTTACGTCCAAAGAAAATCCGTCATCCGGCCCGGTGGCCTGAGCGACGATGGCCCCGTTGGCCTTGATGTTGTAGATGTAGCAACCATCAATAAATTGCCCTATCCCAACGATGGCCACCCCATCATGACGGCTCACGTTCACCACACAATCGGAAATAGTCATGTGATGGCAGGTGTAAGAGAGGGTCGGATCAAAAGAAGCAAATGCGTAACGGCCTGTATATTGGATACTCAGACCCTCAATGTCCCAATATTCATAATTGGCCGCGCCGTCGGTGCCACAAAAAACAGAAAAGAGTTTCGGAACAAAGTATGTATATCCATCGCTTGCGGGGTTGCCGTTGCCCCACGGGTGGGCGTAGAAGATATCGGCCGCGGCATCGTAATAACAACTGCCCTGGGTCGCATCCACGGTGGCCACGTCCGCGGCCGCAGTCAAATATGCAGGCCCCGCGGCTTCAGAAACTTGCCACAAGTGATAATTCAGCGCCCCGTCAATCGTGGTATGAATTAAGTCCATGTCCTGACCGGAAATACTGGCCTGGTAGACATAAGTTCGACCGCCGGTCTTGGTCCATGACGTAACCTGCTCCGAGCCCCAAAATTGAGGTTTCGCCCCCCCGCCATGAGTAGTGATGCGTATCGGGTTTCCAGGCTCACCCGACCATTTCAGCGCAATCTGTGCATCGGCAACCGGTATGACCTGGTCAGTGGCAAAACTGATGGTATCTCCACCCTGCGGAGTCTCGGCCGCGGCAAAAGCCGCCCAGGTCGTGTAATCGTCCAGTGCTCCGGGCCCTATACGCCAGATACGTTGTCCCGGCGCAGGCATGCCACCGAACGCGGCCAGCACGTCGTCACGCGGCATGCCCCTGCTATAGTGACGTAGTCTGCTGGCGCGTTTCATTTAATCGACCACAACAGCTCGAGGGTTTTCTCGCCGCTACCCTGGGCATATCCGATCACCGTCCCGGCCGGGGCGTAAACCTCAAAACCGTTGGACACCGGTATGGTGATCTTGGCCGTCCCGGCCGCCTGGGTGGAAAACTTCCACTCGCTGCCATCCTCGGTGCGCGCCGCCAAATATACGGCGGTGACACCGGCCGGCACAGTGATGGGCTCCCAAGCCCCGGCAGTGATGGGCAGTTCCTGGGTCAGGAACCCCGTGGCCGGACCAACATCGATAGTCTGACCGTCAAGATCAGCCTGCAAAATCTTAACCGGTAACATGTCTCTCTCCTTGCCCTTCAACCTGGCCTGCGCAGCAGGGCAGGTTGTAATGGGGGGCGCGGGGGGCCTTTCGGCCCCTCGCATAAATTACTTAATCAAACAATGCCGCTTCCGCCGGTATGGCCCTGAACCTGAGCTTCGCCTTGGCCACGCTCTCCGTCAGGTATTCCAGCACCAATTCATCCTGATCGAACCTGGCGAACAGCAAAAAACTCACCAGAAGTCCCGAAAGCGCATCCTCGGCCACGCTCTGGCCCAGTGCCGCGTCCAGGTTCAGTCTGATGGATGAGGGCCAGCCCGTCACCCTTCTATATTCCACTGCACCGTTCGGGTATTTGATTTGCAAATACCGCCCGGTAACCTCGTGCCCGGCTGATCCCCAGTAATCGCCATACTTCATGTCCTGGATGTACAGATAATTCAGACCGGCCGGAATTTCAGAAATCACCTTGACATCCGCCTGCCAGGTGGGAGCCCAGAACGCACCCCACCGGCCCTTTAGATAGTCGAAATAGTATTTCAACCAATAGATTTCCGTCCTATCCTTGAGCAGAAACTCGGCTTCCCAGGCCAGGGCCGTCTCGGCCTGTTGGCTCCAGGCTCGGCCAATGCCCAAAAATTGGAGCACCTCCACGTCGGTGATGAACGACTGCTTGAGCGGCTCGGCCCAGTTTGGGGCCGACGTCATCACCGGATATCCCTTGTAAGTGTCCCAGGTCATGCTTCAAACGCCTCTTGAGCCTCGATACGGGTCTGTACGATCTCCGCGGCCAGGGCCTCGATCTGCTGTTCGGGCCGAATGCGGCAGGGCAGGACCGGGAGGACGGACGTCCCCGACGGCCAGGCGGCGGCCAGGTTCTCCGCCAGGGTGATCAATAGCACCGGCGTATAGTCCGGCGGCCCGCTTTCCAGGGCCATCAGGGAATCGATCTCACCCACCTCGAAGGTATCCGGCCCGCTGCCCAGCAAAATCAGTTCCCCGCCCTGGACAAACTCATGGCCGGTAATGCTGACCGCCGTCACAAACGGTTGAGCCGCCGCAGCCGACTCATAAAGTGTGGTCATAGAGATCCACAACGGCACACCGTAAACCGTGCCCTGGCCCTGGAAAAACTTCCTCTTGATGTAATTGTTGTCCCCTGACGACATTCCGGCCACGGTGTATTCCAAGCTCCGCCTGGGCCAGGTGAACAGCGCGGCCCGCTGCTCGGTGCCCACGGCCGTATTGATAATGCTGGTCCGCCAGGCCCTCGAGTATTTGACCCCCTCGGCCCAGTCCGGCGGCATCGTGAAATAGTTGGCAATGGTGGTCATCGGTTAGGCCCCGTTTTTGTCATGCCGGACTTGATCCGGCATCCATCTTCTATTGCCTGCGGAATACTGGATGCTGGATCAAGTCCAGCATGACAGGTACGGTGGATGGGTGGCCTATTCGGCCGGACATGGACGTCCGGCCATCCGCAATTTAAGACAGGATGTCTTAGCGCGTGAAACCGGCGAAGCCGGGTTCTCCCCTTGGGGTCACGGGGTGTCCCCGTGCGGCCGGGATTCCAAAGGGTGTGGCCGAAGAACACCCTTTGGCCTGGGCCGGGAAACGACCGTCGCAGCAATGCGGCCGCGCGGGAGGGGTGCAACAACCCCCCTGTTAATCCAATCGCTATGTCACTCCCCCTCTTCATCTCATCCCCAAAATCTTCCTCACGGTCCCGGCACGGCTGGACATTACATTCAACAGCATGTCCCCTCCGCGCTTGGACGCCAGATAGGTGTCCAACTCCCGAGGATCCATCACATTGATCTGGGTAATCTCGACGATCTTTTCCTTGGCCCTTCCCGATTCCTGCAACCCCATCGACACCGAACCCCCGGCCGCGAACGAGGCATGCGCCGGCCGATGCACCGGCAAATTCGGCATCCTGATCCCCATCAGCACCTCATCCGGTATGGCCTGGCGCCGTAGGGCCTCAAAAAAACCGACACCGTAACGCTTGACCGCATCCACCGGCATGACAAACTCACCCGCCGTCAGCCTGGCCGGAATATTGTCGGCGCTTTTACTCGGCGACCACCCCTTGACCATTCCCCCTTCAGCCAGCGATTGAGCAAATATTCTACCTAAAGCTGCGGTTCCCTGCGCCGCCACCACGGCCGCCATTGCATAACCATACATGCCGCCTTGGGCCAGCGCCTTGGTCACACCCTGGTAAATGTTCATAGTCGCTTCGGCTATGGCCGCAGCCTTGGCCAGGTGAAAGAACTCCTTTTGCCTTCTGCCGGTCAGGTTGTATAAGTCCTGGAAAAGCCCCGCCAACCCGCCTGTAACACTTCCCGTCTCGGCCAAGCTGTTCTGCAAAATTCCGGATTCCTCCTTGGCCAGGCGTTGCTCACCCTCCATCCTGCGGCGTTGGTAAGCTTCGTCAAGTTCAGATTTGGCTTGCAGATAAGCCGAATATTCACCCAGGTTCCGAGTCAAATTTAATGAGTCCTGCTGCTGTTGCCCTTCGGTATAACTGGGCAGACCTTCGGCAAAGTTGGTCGAAATTGCTTTTCCAACCTGGTTGGACAGCCCTGCCACCGCATCCCGCAGTTTTTCCACTGTGGCGATTCCAACTACCCGAGCCTGAATTACCAACTCAACCGTCTCACTTCTAGTTGACACGCTCTTGCCCTTGCTTCTTCACTTTGGCGCCGATAGCGCTCGCCATTGCCTCGACGTCTTTAACCGCCAAAGGCTCCTGTTTACGGACATGCCGCATAAACTTTTCCCATTCCTTCTTGTCCGCATACTGTCCGAACCTGACGGCCCAGGCCGCTCTCTGCAAATCCTCCAGGTCCCGTTCGGCCGCGGCCGCCAGGCAGGTTAGAAACCACGTATACCCGTAGTCCCAGACCGCTAGACCGTGCCCCCTCTCGATCAGCCGGATGATTGCGCCTTCAAATCCCCGGCGGCGCTCCGAATAATGTTCCTGGCCTGTTCGCCGAGGTTCATGGCCTCGGCCGCGACGAAAAAACCCTCGTTGACCTCACGGATGGCGGCCCAGAGTTCCTGGACCTCGCTGGGGTACAGGTCCTGCAAATCCTCCAATACTAGCCCCACGCATTTCTTGAGCAGGTCCTCGGCCTCGGCCTTGATGTCGGTTTGGCTATCGGTTTTACCGATTTTGTCCCATATGTCTCGGACCTTCAGCTCTTTGACCTCGACCTCACGGTCGCTAAATTTAACGGTCTTGGTTCGTTGCATCGTCCACCTTCTGTGTAACGTTTCGTTTCTGTCATTCCGGACGCCTGCCAGGGCGTAGCAACGCGAAGCCTGGTGATCCGGAATCCATCTTTCTTTTCTCCACAAAATACTGGATGCCGGATCAAGTCCAGCATGACAGGTACGGGTCCTTATTGGTCTCCGTAGGGGCAGTCCCCCGTGGCCGCCCTCTTGAATCTGGGTAGGGCAAGCCCTACCCCTACAAATATGCCGCGCCTCTAGTCTTCCGTAGGGGCGCTGCTTGCCGCGCCCTCTCCACCGCATGACCCCGGCGATGGTTGAATTTGGCTGAAGGTCGAGGAAGGCGACTATCCGTAACCGCAAGCATACTCCCTGTATGTCGAGGATTGCGGATCGAGCCTGACAACGAGATTCGGCCAAAGGCAGCCATCGCCCTAGGTTGTGGTAGTGGTCATCTGCAAGATGTCAAAATACGGGCTGTCCGCATGGTTGACCGTGTCGCTCTGGCCCTCGGCCTTGAATCCCAACTTGCTCCAATCGTCCCCGATCAGGGCAAATGCCGACGTCGGACTCAGTTTGACCTTGTGGAACTCATAGGTGAAATTCCGCAACCCACGCGGGTCGGCCGTCACGAACTTAATGGCATAATCTTTATCAGTGTCCATGAGGCCCCTGATCCTGGGCCCGACGATAGTGCCGCTGAAAAACTTGGCCATGTTGGCCTGGCTGATTTCGTCCAGCTCGAATTCCAGGGAATACCCAACGCTCAGAGTGATGACCAGGTCCTTGGTCTTCAACCCGGACCGGCTGCTTTGGTGCTCCAATTGTTCCTTGGTCAAGGTCACGTCAAACCTGGGGCAGTTGCCGACATCGGCATAGGCCCCGGGCGCGCCCCCGGAAAACTCGGCAATGGAAATAATGCCGCGTCCCAGGGTCATGTAATCGGTGCTCGGATGCGCCATAACTAATCCTCCTGATGATACCTCGGCGTGCGCAACTCATACCGCGCGCCGAAAAGATAGACCCGGCTCCCCAGGTCGATGTCAATAGATCCCTCACTCACACAAAACAACTCGGTCCACCCGGCCACAATGATCCGGCGATGCAAACGCGAGCGCACCGCTTCCAAAATGGCATAGACTCCGCTGCTCTCACTATCCCCGGCCGTGGCGGCCCGGCCGCCCCGGGTATTCTGATCCGCCACCAGCACCACTACGGCCGCCCGCATTTCATCCACCTGGTTCCGGGGACTAATATCGAGTCCGTCCGCGAAGACATACACGGCCGGGAACTTGGCCCGGAGCGCCTTCAAATCCTCAACCGACGCCATCTCCTGATACGGATCCAACGTCCGGATGGTCCCGGCCGTCTTCAAATCCGCCAGCGCCGCCAATACCGCCGCCTCGATGGTCGCTAGTTCGTGGGTCAAAACTTGTCCAGCTCCGTTTCCGAAAAGATTTTGGTCCGGGCCTCTGTCCGCATCCCGGACGAATAAGACTCCGGACTATCCAGCGGCGGCTCGATTCCCAAAGTCACCTCGCCCTTGCTGAATTTTTCGAGCAGCTTCTGGCTCGATTCCAACCGCCGCTTCCAACTCCCCGGCAAATCCTCCACCGACTGCCGGGCGAACAGCCGGCAAATAGCCAGCACCGCCGTGATCTCGGTCACGATCCCCGGCACGGTCCCGGATATCGGCAACTTCACCCGGCTGCCGATCCAGGCGTTGACCTCGGCCTCTGCCGCCTCGACAGCCTCGGCCACCACAGCCGTATCCACGGTCCCGGCCCCGGCATCATCCGTCAACCGGATCAACTCCGATTCCGGCAAGTGCTTTTTGAGGTTTGTAAGATTGCAGTAACCCATCTTCGTCTCTTTTCTTGTTTGCGGATAATCCTGGATGCCAGATTAAGTCTGGCATGACATAATAGGTTTCATTTCTGTCATTCCGGACTTGATCCGGAATCCATCTTTGTCATTTTCGGAATTGATCCATTTATCATCCTGGATGCCGGATCAAGTCCGGCATGACATCTACGGGTCTTTACCGGCCCTTCAACCTGGCCTGCGCAGCAGGGCAGTTTGTTAAGGGAGTCCAGGGGCCTTTCGGCCCCTGGCGGGGCACGGGGCAGCGCCCCGGCTCTTGTCTATACAACTTTCGCATACACGACTGCTCCCGGCCGCTGCAGCACCGGCAACGGCCTGGCCTCCACCTTGATCCACCGGCCGGACGGGTCTTCTTCCTTCCAACTCTTGCTGAAGTACATCACCCCGGCGCCGCCGGCGTTGACGTTGCCCACTCCGCCGGGGGCATCGTCATCAACCACCGGGGCGTACGGACAATCCACCAGGTCGTCGCACAGCCCGATCAGCAGCATATGCGTGGTGTCGATGTACCGGCGACGAGTCCCGGCCGTATCCAGGAAGCTGCCGTTGTATTCGTTCAACTCGACCCCGGCCAGGGTGCCGACCCGGCCCTGCTCGGCGATCTGGACCCCGCCGGTGTACTTCAGTAGGTCCAGGACTCCGGTGTGGGACAGCAGGGCATCCATGACCGAGCTGCCCATGAACGCCAGCCAGCCGGTTATGTTGGTGCCGGAATCGTCCTCGATGAGCTTCTGGTAAGCCCGCAACCTGGTAATGGGATCGGACGCGGCATTGGTCCAGAGATTGGTCCCGGTCAAGGTCGGAGCGTGACTCGCCGCCAGGCCGTAATTGACCAGCTCGGTGGACAGGTCGGCATCGTAGATCACCCCGCGAAGCGCTCCGCAAGCCCAGTACTCGAGAGTCCGGTCGATCATGTTCTTCATGTCCATCTGCTCGCGAGCGATGCGGTCCTTCATCATTTCAGCCTGGGCCTGGGCTCCGTACGCCCGCAGAGCATTAAGCTCGGCAGTGTGGATCATGCGCTTGTGGGCCAGGCGCGGAGCCTCCATCGTGATGGTCTTGCGGCCGGTCTTGCTGGTGACCGTAGCCGGAGCCACCACCTTCAGGTTGGCCAACAGCGCCTCGGATCCGGTGATGATGTCAAAAGCCAGCCGGTCCGTGGGCTCCAAATACTCCTTGCCCTGAAACAGCCGGTTGTAAACGCGCCGAGACGGGGCCTGCATCATGTTCACGGCCCCGGTCAAAGTCCTGATCTTGAAAAGATTGTCCATTGAAAACTCCTTTGGGAGTATTCCCGGGGGCCGAAAGGCCCCCAGACCCCCGTTACGCTCGGGCTGGGCTTGTCCGCCTCTGGCGGACTTCGCCCGCCGAGCTATAGGTCAATAAACCGTTCCGCCTCGGGTCCCCCTATAGGGGCGGTGCCCCGTGGCCGCCCTCTTGAGATTCGGCCAAAGGCGCCCATCGCTACGTCGTAGTCGTAGTGGTGCTGGTGGTGGTCTCCGTCGCCTCGAGATACACCCGATCCACAATGATCCCCTTGTCCGCCAACTCCACTATGGCGGTTCGCCTCTGACTGGCCGTCTGGCCGTTCTTCCAGATCAAGTCATCAAACCGGTACTTGCCGACGAAATAGGCCTCCACGTCCTGAACAGCCGCCGAATCCGCCGCGGCCTCGGCCAAAATCGCCCTCGCCACATTCTCGCCATTACTGCCCGACGTAGCCAAGGCCTCCCACAAATAGGTGGACGTGTTCAGCGCCATGACCTGGCCCCTGGCCAACGCCCCGGCGCTGGCCTTCAGCCTGATCTTCTTCATCTCGTGAGTCCCACCCGCGATAAGCTGGCTGAGCTCGGTATCCAAATTCTGGGTAATTCCATAAATCGTCATGTTAAATCCTTTCCTTTTACCTGGGGGCCGAAAGGCCCCCAGGCCCCCGTTACGCTCGCCGGGCTGCGCCCGCCGAGCTAAGGGCTGTTAACACCTGGCCTCGCCCCACACATGTCATTCCAGGCTTGACCTGGAATCCATCTTTTCTTGTCCGCGTAATCCTGGATGCCGGATCAAGTCCGGCATGACATGTACGGACCCTTGGTGGCCCTCCGATCAAGCGTGCGCAGCGCGGTTGATCGTTAAGGGGTCCAGGGGCCTTTCAGCCCTTGGCGGGGTGCGGGGCAGAGCCCTGCACTATTACCCTTCCTTCTTCTTCTGGTTCACCCTGGCCGCGATTTCCGCCCCGGTTTTCCAATCCTTCTCGGCCTCGGCGAACTCGGCGGCTACGGCCTTATGGGTGGCCAGTTCCCCGAACAGTTTCCCCTCGGGCAGGCCTTCCAGCATGGACATCATGGCCGTGGCCGGTGATCCTTTTTGGCCTTCGCCGAACTCGATTTCCTGGCCGTTATCGGCGGCGATCAGGAGCGCGGTCATCTGCTCGGCGAAAGCCGGAGCCACTCGTTTGCCATCCACCAGGGCCTTGACCTGGGCCTTGATCTCGGCCTCGCGGGCGACCTTCCTGGATGCGGCCTGCTGCTCGGCGAACTCGGCGGCCGCCTGTGACCTGGCCTCGGCAGAAGCTTCTTCCCGGGCCTTCTTGATGTCTTCCTCGGAAAACGATTTCCCGTTGGCGGCCTGCGCCGCCGGCTGCCCGGGCCATTGGCTGGGTACACTCACGCCCTGGAAAGCGGACGTCAGACCGGCCCAGCTTTTCAACGTTTCAAAAAATTCCTTGATCTCCATTCCCAAACCTCCTTGGTTATTGCACTCCTCGGTAAACTCGATACTCTCCAGGCCGTCCTGGAAAGCCACGTCCGCCAACCCTTTCACCGCCGGCACCATGCCTCCCAGGAATCCCACGTGGCGCAGGCTGCCGTCCGGGTAGAAGGCGGCGGACCGTTTCCGGAACCGTCCCTCCCTGACCAGGCTTTCAAATTCGGGAGCCACCTGCTTGAACTTGGCTTCCAGGGTCTTGACGCCGTGCTTGGCCGTGGTCCTCAGCCCCTCCACCCAGCCGAAAGCCGGGGCGTTGTCGGCCGGGTGGCCGACCACCAGGGGCGCGTCATGGACCCCGGGCCGGTATAGTTTCGTGGCGGACTCGATGATTTTGTCCCCATCCCAGGTCTGGCCTTTACTGTCCACCTGAGCCCCGCCGCGGAATATCTCGATCCAATCGTTAAAGCCTTTGAATTCGATCAT